TATGGTGTCGCCTACGTTGGTAATGACTGAAACAATCTTGTCAAAGACTGCCAGTGCTTCATCACCAAAAGTCCGCTGTATAAATCCCCTTATCTCTTCAAGATGGTTCTTTACAAGCTGTATTACTGTAATAATTGTTGTGATAACGCCCACAACTGGCAGTATCTTTCCTGCAATACCTCCAAGCGGTCCCAGTGCTGTTTTTGCAAGGTTTCCAATAGGACCCAGCACCGTTTTTACCGCATTTCCCAGCGGTGCAATCAGTGTTGTTGCCTTGCTAAATGCTCCGGTAATTCCCTTTGTTATGAAGCCGCCTACTTTTCCAAGTGGGCTGTTTGCAATCGCACTGCCTACCGTTCCAAGTATCGGACCCAGCTTGCCGCCAATTAGTGAAAATGGTTTCAGCATAAGTCCCAGCATTTTTGTCCCGGCTCCTGTCAATGCTCCGCTTGCTTTTCCTGCAATTCCTAAAAAGCCACTGACAATGGACTGCTTCACGCCGCCCATAAAGCCTGTTACTGCTCCAATAACTCTGTTGCCACTGAATATATTACCTATTGCAGAACCTACGCCGCCCATAGCGCCTTTTACATTGCCAAAGTATGACAATATACCGCTTCCAGCTGTTTTCAGCTTTTCCGCAAAACTTACGCTTGTTGCTGCGTTTTCAATAAATCCGGCACGCAGTCCCACCAGCTTTTTTACCAGTGACAATATGCCGTCTTGCGCTGATAATGTAACCAGCTTTGTTGTCAACATTCCCACTTTCAATGCTGCCAGCCCCGCTGCTACCTTTAGGGCTGTTTGCACTAATTTTGGGTTTGCTGCTGCAAATTCTGAAACTTTAGTGACCACAACCGCCACTTTGTCTGCCAGATTTCCTACAATCGGCAGTAGATTTTGACCAAGAACAATGCCTAAGTTTGCAATACTGTTCTTTGCCTTTTCCATTTTGGCTTCTGTTGTGTCTTCCATTTTGGCAAATGCGCTGTCTGTTGCCCCAACGCTGTTTACCATGTCTTGTACGCTTGAATTGAAGCCGTCAACTCCGTTTGACAGAAGCGACATTGCCGCTTTTCCGGCTTCTGAACTGCTGAACATATCAGATAGGGCAAGACCGGACTTGTTAGCTTCTTCCTGTATACCTCCCAGAATTTCCCCAAGTGATTTACCACTTGCCATCAATTCTGCAAAACTGCCGCCCATCTTCTGCCGCAATAGCTTGTCTGTCGTACTTCCAGACTTTGACAGCTCATTCAACATACTGTTCATGTATGTTGTCGTTTCTGCGGCTGCAATACCTTTGCTGGTCATTATTGCATATCCGGCGCATAACTGTTCCAGTGAAACATTGCTGGCGTTTGCAGTCGGTATGATTTTACCCATACTGCTTGCCAGTTCTCCTACTGTCACTTTACCTTTGTTCTGCGTCTGTACCAGCATATCTGATACCGTGCTTACTTTTTCCGCACTCATGCCGTATGCGTTCAATACGGTTGTTAATACGTCCAGCGTTTGCGAACTTTCCGCAAATCCGGCTTTTGCTAACTTCGTACTGTTTGTAACAAAGTTTACGGCGTCACCTGTCTTCTGTCCGGCAGATATAGCGTTGTACACATCATCAGCAATGGCATTGGCTGCAATTCCTGTCTTGTTTGACAGTTCCATTATCTGTTGTGACAATGTGCCCAGTGGGACTTCCTGCGTATCTGCAATGGTTCCCACCTTTGCTATTGCTTTTTCGTACTGCTGCGCTGCCTGCACGGGTCCTGCATACACTGCGGCGGCTACGGCACTAATTGCGCCAATAGTCCCCAGCAGTTGCCCTTTTGTCTTTGAAATGCTCTGTTCTACCTGCTGTTGCTTGTCATTCAATTTTTGCAACGTCTGCTGTGAAGTTTGCAGCTTTTCATAAGACTTTTGCAGTCTTCCGTTGGCTTCTTCCAGATTATCCGTATTTACTCCGGCTGCTTTCAGTTCGTCGGCGTAACTGTTTAATTGTTTTTCCTGTTCTTCAATTTTGGCAGTGGTCTGTTGTATCTGGTTTTCATTCTTTTCAAGCTTCTTCCGCAGTGCTTCTGTGGGTTCGCCTGTCTGCTGCAATTCCTGCTGTAATCGGTCATGCTCTGCGTTAAGCTGCGCCAGCCGTTCTTTGTTCTTATCAATAGCGGCAGACTGCTTTGTGTAGCCGTCAATCTTTGATTGCAGGGAATTGACATTTTTTAAGCTGTCCCGTAACTGGTTATTGGTGTTAATTGCGCTTTTGAATGTGCTGTTAAAATTGCCACCCAGCGACGCTTTCAGCTTAAAAAGCAGTTCAAATTCCTTTTGTGACCCTGCCAAGCTGTTTCACCTCCCTACGCATTGTTGCTGTTCTGTTTCTGCTCTTCCGCTTCTTCTTTTTCCACTTCATTTATGGTTTCAATCCATGCAAAAAGTCTGCGTATAGGCATTTGCAGCCAGAACGGGACGGGCGTATGTGAAGCCCTTGACATTTTGTATATCTGCTTTCTTATGAACTTTGCGGGTTCTTTAATTTTTAATAGCCCGCAGCAATTAAAAAATCCCTTGCTTTGTTCTTAATCTTCATGTAATCACCTACCGGAAGACGTCTGATTTCATCAGAAGCAACCCCCGCAGCCTTTGCCGCAAGAATACACTGGAACGCAGAAGAAATTTCCGGTGAAAGTGCGTATTTGTTCTGGTCCGCAAGTTCCTGTTCTACTGCTTCAATATCTTCACCAGTTAAATTGTCAAAATAGAAAGTTAATTTTGTATACTTCTTTCCCTCAATTTCTCTGGGCTTCTTGAATGTGTGTGTATAATTCAAGCTGCCGTCTTCTTCCTTGTCTTTCTTCTTGTCGTCAAAATTGACCACGCCGCTTGCCTGCGCTTCCTGCATTTCCTTTTCCTGCTCTGTTACCTGCTCCATGTTTTCAGTTGTGTTTGTTGTATCTGACATTGTTTATTCCTCCATATCTTTGATTTTAGGCAGGAAAAAACCAGCGGTCTTCCCGCTGGCTCCTGCTGTCTTCTTTTACTTTCCTAATGCTTTTCTGACGTCCTTTAAGTAATCTTTGCCATTGATAATGCACACAAAGTTTAACGGGTCAATTTCCGTTACCTTTGAACCGTCCAGATACATTGCATAGTATGAAACGGCGTATTCGCCGCTTACATCAGCTGTTGAAGCTGCCGCAACTTTTCCAAGTGCTGTCTTCTTCGGCTTCACTTTCATAATATGCTTTACGCCGGACACTTCGTTTGCGCTTGTGCGCAGGTTCATTCTCTGCTGTGCAACTCGCAGGTCAATTCTGTGTACCCGTGGTTCCATCAGCTTGACTGCTGCTGCTGTGACAGTTCGGAAATTGAAAGTTGTTGACATTGCATTTAAGTGACCGATAATGATTTCTTCGATATTTCCCGCAATGCCTGCGCCACTCAACTCTTCCGTCATGTACTCCAAGTCTGGCAGTGTCACTTCTGTGGTTCCCAGATACTCTACTGCGTCTTCGTAAATCGCATAGTTAATAACTAATTCGTCAACTTTTGACATTCTGTTTCACCTCCTGTTATGCTGCCACCAGTGCTGCAAGATATGACAAGTCATATTCAAGTACAAAGTCCATTTTCTGCATTGGTGATGGCGGTGTCATATAAATGTGAAAACGCACAATTCCTGCTGCAAGCTGGCTTGTGCTGTTTTCGCTTTCGTTGAACTCCACACGTCCACCAATGATTTTTTCATCAGTTGCAAGGCTTGCCAGCCAATCATTGATTGACTGCACAACTGCGTCAATCAGACGTCTTTTAATTCCTCTGTCAATGTAGTTCCAGTATGTCAAAATAAGCGTCTTTGCAACCCACTTGAACATACGGTTGATACAGTAGAAATAGTCCGTCACGTCTGTGTTGGCAGGATAACAAGCCGTATAATTTCCCCAGCTTACAAAGCCATTAAAGAAATTAAGTGCGGTCACAACGCCGTTTTCATTCAAGTAGTTTGCCTGCTGAATATCCATGACTACTTCCGAACCGTCCGCAGTAACCATTCTATCTGCCTGTATGCCCTTGTTTGAAGCGCTTTCGCAAGGTGTACCGCCGCCGTACTCTTCCGCATTGTCTACGGCTGACATACTGGCTGCAAGCTGTGTTGAAAGATTGAAAACTCTATCTCCCAGCGCAACTTTAGGGAAGCAGACAACTTCTGTTCTTTTTGTGAAGTTTTTCTGTTTCTTCCATGCTGGCACTTCCGTGTAGTATGTCGCCCCGGTTTCTGCTGTGCAGTCAATGTCCAGAATTGCTTCACCCTCAAACAGTCCGTTGATATTCTCTGCTTTTGCAGACATTACAGCTGCAACCTCTGCGTCATGTGACCAATTCGGACACAAAATAAGGTCTGGAACCTTTGTATAAAGCGGAAATACATTGTTAATCAGTTCAAGTCCGGTTGTCTTGTGTGTGCTTACACTGTAACCGCCGATAATATCACTTTTTGTGACCTGCGAAGCGTCCACGGCGTCATATTTCACAGTAAGTTTGCCCGTGGTTTCTTTTAAGAACTCCACAACGCAGTTTGTGCCACTGTAAAATACTTCGTAATCTTCCCCGGCTGTCTTTCCTGTGATTTCCACACTGCCTGCGATTGCTTCCGCAGGTAATACAATCTGACCGTCTACAACGTCCATCTGTGTTTCATCAACTGTTTTCTTGTGTTTCTTAGGGTCAAGAACATTTACAAAGAATACCTGCGCAGAATTGAACAATGTAAACGCTGTGTAAATCTCTTCACAAAGACTGTATTTCTTCCAGTCGTCGGAATATCCCAACGCCTGCACTGCTTCTTTGTAGCTTGAAGCCATAATGACTTCATTTACTTTTCCGTTTACCATCTGCACGGGTGCTGTTCCAACCACAAAATGTACGCCAGTATCTACGGACACGGGCGTGATTGCGCCATTGCTTGTCTTGCTGGCGTTTACTCCATGTGATACGTCACTCATTTGTTATACCTCCTGTTCTGCGTATGCAAGGGCGGCAGCCTTTAAGTCTGAATAATACTTGTTGTATACATTCCCGGTTGTCTTCACCTTGTCTTTTTTGTCTGCCAGTTCGGAAATAGGAACCAGCATTTTTCTTACAAGTGGGAACTTTTCAAGAATGAAAGAAAGTTCTTCTTCAATCTCTTTGTCTGTTCCCTCAAAAATCTTGTTGCATGGCAGCATTGCTTTTGGCAGGTTCGGTCCAATGTAAATCAGCTTTACTGTTTCTGACTGCGTATTTGCCGTTTTTGCGGCTTTTTCTTCTGTTGTGGTATTTTCTACCGCCTGCACCTTTTCAGCGTCTTTTCCGGCTGCTGTGGCGCTTGCTGTGGTCGCTTTTGCCATTTCGTCTTCCTCCTGTCTATAAATTGTGCAAAATCTCTGCCACATCACGTTGCGTGACTGGCATACTCCAATTTGTCACCATTTCGCCCATGTAGTATGGCGGCGTGGTGTCTTGATATACGATATATTCCAGCGGCAGTTCCAAAGCAAATTGACCGCCGCCGATTGTCCCGGCTTTCTTCAATTCGCTGCGCACTCTCAAAATCAGATTGAGAAGTGCCAGTGGTCCGTCCTGCCCGTCTTCTGAATACACCGCAAAAATTATTCTTACTTTGCAGCTGTCTTCTTCTGGTTCGTTCGCTGCTTTTTCGTCTGTCCCTGTTAGGAACTTGACCAGAATATATGGTACTTTCTGTTGCACGTCGTCTGGTTCTGGCAGTCCCATTTTGTATACCTCAACTGCCCTTTCTTTCGCTTCGTTGCTGCCCGTCCTTGTCCGCACTGGCAAAATCATGTCAGACGTGCTTTCTTTTATGAACTGCTGCAAATTTTCCAATAAAAAAACTGGTGTCATGCCTTACCTCCATAACCATTCAAAATTCTGTTCATTTCATGGATTATTCTTTCATTTACCAGTTCTTGTACCTCTTCTTGCAAGTCGTCCATAACTTCTGTGTTTCCCACCATCTGCGCCGCTGAAAGACCCATCAGCTGTTCTGTTGGAACACGCTTTCTTGTAAGTCGTTCATATACTCCCATGCCGTTTCTCATGTTTGCAACAAATGCGTCCTCAAACGGTGTGGCACTGCCGCCTTTTTTCACCTGTGCCCGCACCTGTTTTCCGGTTCCAGACTTTGTGGGTGTCACTTTGAATTGATACAGTGGTAATTTTGTTCCAGCAAAAGAAACAAAGCCCGCAAGGTTTCCCATGCTGGCTTTGTCCACTCTCATTGTTGTTCTTGCTGTCAGTGCGCTATTGTTTACCGTGTACACTTGCTTTGTCCGTTTCAACGCCTGTGTTTTCGCTCTGGAAACTCCACGGTTCAAAGCGTTGGCAAATACTCTTTCCGCACCTTTCGGAATACCTGCCAGCAGGGTTCCGGCTCTTTCGATTGCGTCAGAAGTTATTTCAATCATTCGTCCACCATCTCCAATTCCAGAATTATTTCCCCGTCCTCGCAATCTGCTTTTGCGATATGGTAAAGGTTGACTGCTCCGGCTTCGTCAATTTCTATCTGTCGCCCTCTCTTTGGTACGCAGCCAAAGTCATATAAAGACATGTAGACCAGACAAGAAACACGGTTGAACCCCTCTGAATTGTCCCCATTTCCTCTTTGCCGTTCGTCGGCTGCCGTATGGTCAATTATCACGGGTATATAGTGTTGTTTGCCTTGATACCAAATATCAGTCATTGTTGCCATTTCGCCGCAGTTGTGAAACACTTTCATGTCACTGGCAAGCTGGGCTTTGAAATCCATTAAATAGGCGTAGCCACAAACCAGCTGTCTACATCATGTGGAACGCATAAAGGTGCGGAAGACAGATTGAGAAATCTTCTTGCAGGCTTGCGCTTCGTCCATGTGTCCGGTACATACTTACCCTCAACCGTCATAAAGTTGCCGTCCGGCTCTTTAATCAGTGTGATTGCTCCGTAATACATTGAATAATCAGCGTTTGTGCTTAACAGTGCTAAACTGTTAGTAGGTACAAGCGGCTTGTCTTCCGGTGCGTCCGGGTTTGTCCAGTCGTCAAGATACCACTCATTGTACTTGTAAATATCAAGTCCGATTTCGTGAATTGTTCCAAGGTATGTCACGCCGTTTGGAAGCTGTTTAGGCTGAATGACTGCAAGATTGTAATTCTTTACATCAAGCAGCTTCTGTACTTTTGCGTGATTTACAAATGCGTTTGCAACATCACCGCCCATAACGCAAATATCGCAATTTACAAATCCGGTCTTCTGTACGGTTTCGTGCCAGCGCTTCAAATCTGCGATAGGGTCGGAAGTATCGGCAGTCCACTTCTTCGCTGCTGTTTTGATTTCCTCTTTGTTTGTAAAAGAGAAGTCAATTTCTTCATTCACTCCGTCGCCAATGATAGGAATTTTGCCAGTAAAAATGGTCTGTACGCACATTAACTCTTCACGGCGTAAAATCATTTCTCGCAGTTCCTTGAAATCATCAGACATTTTAAGCACTGCACGTTCCGCAGGTGTTCTGCCGGAATAAAGACTTTCACCCGGTCTACGCTGTAAAAGGTCGTCAACCGTTGTGACCTTTTCCGGCGCAACTAAAGGCGGTGTGTAGGTCTTTGTTTCATAGCCAGTGTTTGGCACTACCTTTCCACCAACCACACGGCTGACGAACGGTGCAACCTTTCTGCTGCCTTTCTTGAAATCAACATCAACATTCTTTGTCACGAATGTTTCTTCATGTTTGAAAAATGTACTTCTGAAAAAAGTACGCACGGGCGGTAACTTCTGAACCACTCTGCCCATTGTTCGTGGTTCGTAAATAGATACTTCATTTGCCATGATTGTTTTATCCTCCTTACTTCAAAAAGATTGATACTTTTCGCAGTGCTTCTTTGATTTTTGCTAAATCTGCGCTTGCTTCAAGGTTTAATGCGTCAGCGAAAAACTCACCTGTCAGATAATATGTGACTGGTTCGCCGTTTCCTGCTGCCGCAGCCGCAATTCCTATTGCATTTGCTTCTTTTGTTGCCGCAACCGGAATGATTTTGTTGTCATTCTCTGTGTCAATCATTACTGGTGCATACTCTTTAATTGCTGCGCCTGCAACTCCCGTTTCCGGTACTGTTGGGAAGTCGCCAGCAAAGAAATTCTTTGGCGCCGTTTCTCTCTTCTCTACTGCGTATTCACTCATTTTGCGCTACCTCCTTATTTTGTATCTGGAAACAACTTGTCAATAGCGGCATTGAACGGGTCTTTTCCGTCACCGCCTTCGTTGTCTTCCGGTGTTACGCCAGATACGCTGTTTGCCCCGCCGCCCTGTGCGTCCTGCTGGCGGTTCTGAATGTAGGTTCCACCCGCTTTGTTCTGCTCTGCAATGATTTTCACTGCAAGTTCCTGTGCAGAAATAGGGTTTTCAAACTTTGCGTCTGTCGCAAGTGTTGCATAGTTACCGTTTGCCAAGTCTTCAATGCCTTTAATTCTGGCACGTTCTGTTGCTGCGGCTTCGTTCTGGATTGTCGCTACTAAATCCGGGTATGCGGCTTTTAGTGCGTCAACCGTTGTGATTTTGTTTTCTGGTGCTGCCATTTCTGGTTCCTCCTTTTCTTTTGGCTTGTTGATAGGTTCTGTTGCACTATTTACTAAACTACCCGGATTTTGATTGTGCGGGCTGTTTAATAACTGGGTTGGAATACTCTTGAACATGGAAACGTCAATGGGTACTGAATTAACCACAATTTTTGAAGAATTTTCAACAACTGTGTTGCTTTCTTCAAACATCAATTCGTCACAGAAGCCGTTTTCAACTGCTGTGTCGCCCGTCCACCATGTTTCATTTGACATAAGCTGTTCTATGTCCTCTGTATTTCTGCCAGTCTTGCTGGCGTATGTGTTTACTATGCTTTGCTTAATCACTTTCAGTTCATCAGCCATCTTCAAGAAGTCTTCTGCCTTGAAAGTGTCCCAGACTGTCATTGCCGGGTCATGTATCATAAATACACCGTTTCTGGCAATCTTGATTGTGTCGCCAGCCATAGCAATGATTGTGGCTGCGGAAGCTGCCCAGCCATCAATTTTGACTGTCACTTTCGCTGAACAATCTTTCAGTCTTGTAAAAATTGCATTGGCTGCGAACACGTCACCGCCGCCGCTGTTAATACGCACGATAATTTCCGGCACATCACCCAGCGCCGCAAGTTCTTGATTGAACTGTTGCGGTGTCACTCTGTCTTCCCACCATGACTGTTGGCTGCTAATTGCTCCGTATAAAAGCAGTTCTGGCGGCTTGTCGCCTGTTGCTGGAATAAAATTCCAGAATTTATTCGTCGTCACTCCGTATGGATTGCCCGGCGTCCTGTTGTCCTGCTGCTGGTTCATTCCCTGTGCCTGCTGCGGCTGCTGGGGTTTTTGGCTTGTTTGCATTGGCATTGGCAATTTTCTTCACCTCTCTTAACTCTTTTTCTTCGTGTTTCAGCTGTTCAATATTGTTGTAGTAGCTTGTACCCGTCATTTGCATTGTTTCGTCGCTTCGTGTGCTAAAGCCATTCTGCACACGCTTTTCTGCGGCTGTTGCTTCTTTTACTGGGTCTAACATACCCTTTGCCGGTCCGTTCCATTTCGCCCCGCAATACGCTTTTCTAATCACTGGGTCGGTAAAAAAGCCCGGCGCTTTGATACGTCTTTTTGCAACCGCTTCTGTCAACCACTCTTCATATACTGGCTGGCAAAAGTCTGTTGCTAACCAGTCCCGGTACATATTAAACATTTTCCACGCTTCTTCCAGTGCGCCTTTGCTGGCTGTATAGCTGGAATTAAAGCGCTTCATAAGCAATTCATAAGGTATTTCAAGGCTGGCGCCTATCTGCTGGCATATAGCTTCTACAAAGCCGCCAAAATTGGCGTTTGGTCTGCCGGGGTTCATGTCGTGTGCCTTTTCGCCCTCGTTTAAGTCGATAACGGCACCCGGCGCAAGTTCAATGGTGGTTTCGTCCTCTGCGTCCACTTGCACTTCTTCCGGTATAATGCTTCCTATTGCGTCTTCGCTGCTTGCGTCTGCCTTTTCGATAAACACCGTGAACATACCGGACACAACCGCTGCCACCAGTTCGGCGTCCGTGTATCTTCCAAGCTGTTTCAGACTTTCAATGACCGGGGCAAGGAACGGAACGCCCCTGCGCTGTCCTATTCGTTCACGGTTCATAAGGTGCAGCACGTTTCTTCTTCCCGTTGTTTTCCCGAACGCTTCTACCCTCTGCCAGCTAATATCTGCATAGGCATAGGACAACGGGTGGTGGTCTGCTATGTGATACGCTACAACTTCCCCGGACTGGTCAACCTCCACACCTCCAACAATTTTGTTGTCTATGGTGTCGCAGTTGTCCGGGCTGCATAGCCTGTCTGCTTCTATCAGCTGCACACGCAGGTCATACGGCTGGTTTAGTCGTGGCTTGACCGGAAGCACTGCCAGACAGTCCCCGGAAATAAGCCAGTTCAAAAAAGCCAACTGCTGCAACTCATAAAAGTTGTCAATTCGTGCCATGTCGCAATCTGTACTTTCTGCCCAGATATTCCATTCACGTTCAATCTGCTTTTCAAGTGTTCTTCTTTCCTCTGGTGATATGCCCAGCAATTCTGCGTCAATGTTCGGCTTCAAACGTAGCCCACGCCCAACAATGTTGGTTCGCATGGTTTTGACAGCGCCGTTTGCAATAGGCACGCCCATGTATAAATCACGGGTACGCTGCCGCAGTATTGAAACATTGTCTTCTATGTCTTCACGGCTGCTGCCGCCTGCATGAAGCCACCCTGCAAGTGATTTTTTCACTACGCTGGCACCATAATTGCTGTACCCGCTGTTCAAAATCTGCAATTTTTGTCTTGCCGCAGTACGTTTCAGCGCTGTTTGTGGCGCCACAACTGCTATTGCTTTGTCAATTCCCGCTGCAATTCCCACGTTTTCACCTCCTTTATTGCATGAAAAAAGCAGCTTTTCACGGCTGCTTTTCGTCTTTTCTTACTTTTCCACGCTATAATATTACCCCATTTTTGCAGGCAATGGGGGGAAATAAACCCCAAAAACGGGCAATCACGGGCAATCTTTTATAAATCACGGGGCACAAATCGTCTTGCCCGGTTTCTGCCGCCCGTCTTTGCCACGTTCTCCAATGTGGCAACTTTTCCTTGCCAATATTCAATAGCACGTCTGATTTCTCCCAAGTCTGCTTTTGTCATGGTCCTGCTGCCTATTGTGTATGACTGGGCGTTAGTCACTGCCAGTTCCGCTTCCAACCATGCGTCAAGGTGTCGTTGTGCTGTTTCCAGTGTAATTCCTGCCATTTATAATATACCTCCACTTCTTCTTCTGCCCCGTTTGATAACTCGTTTCACTGTCTGCGGTGCTTCCTCTTTCTTTTTCTGTTTCTTCAATGGTACGTTCGCAATTTCAATGGCTGCCGTGGCGTAGTTCCGGCAGTCCAGCGCTTCATTTCGCTTGTGTTCGCCTTTGTCTTTCAGCTCCCACGCAAAATACGGGCGTCCCATCTTATAGCGCATAACCTTTTTTTCTGACGTCAAGCCCTTGAAGTACTTTTCGTCATATCCTTTGCCCTCTTCTTTCGGAAAATGGCAAAATCCGGGTCCCTCGTCTTCCACCTTTAGTCTGTCCATAAGCAGGCTTTTTCCTGTATCAACGCCCAGCGTAAACAGATATGCGCCCTCACGGTTGTTCTTTGACGGTTTCTGGATATATGCGGCGGCGCTATCGTTTGAACCTTTGATTGCAAACACCCTGCGGCTGAACCGGGCTTTGCAGAATTTATATACTTGATTGGTTCTGTGTCCTCCACTATCTATGCAGACGCAGGACAGCTTCATTTTTGTGCCGTCCGGCTTTTCAAACGTCTGCTGCAAGAATGTGTCAAGGTCATTCCAGACTTGATTGTTAATGTCTGAATTGTCCCCGTATATTGCCGCATATTTTATGCCCCAGCTTTCATATTCTGGACCCCAGCCCACCACTTCAACTTCAAATCTGTCGTCCTGTGTATCAACTCCCGCTGTCAAGTACAGTACTTCTTCTGGTACTTCGCAGTTGTATTTCTCACGACGTTTCAACAATTCGTCGTCTTCTATGGTTTCTCCGTCCTCTTCCCACGTCTGCCCCATTTCCGTGTTGGTCCATACTTTCATCAGTTCCACATTGCCTTTTTTCATTTCTGCATTGGCAATGATGAACTTTTCAACAACTTCTTGCCATGTGGTCAGCGTTGAAGCAAGCGTGTTCAAATGGAACCCACGCACCGGGTTTTCTGGGTCTTCATGCACAAAGGTTCCGTCAATAAAATGTTCTTTCCATTCTGCTTCACTGGATATGACGCCGCACTTGCTGCAAGCGTATCTGATTTCTGTTAAGTCTTCTTTGTCAAAAACCACATTTGACCAGACCAGCGGTTGCAGTTCTCCGCAGCATGGGCAAGGCGTGTTCCATTCTCCCCGGCTGCTGTTTTCGTATTCCACTTCTATTCTGGAAGCACCCTTGACCGTCGGCGTGGAAATGTCCACCTGCTTTTTGTTCCAGAATGTAGTCTGACGCTTTGAAGCCAGCAAAAGCGGGTCGCCCTCTTTTCCGGCACTGGCTGGGTATGCGTCTATCTCGTCTGCAAGCAATATTCTGATTGTGTGGCTTCGCAGTCCTGTTGGGCTGTTCGCTCCTGCAATCGTTATAAAGCCGCCCGGAAATATCTTTTGCATGATTGTATTACCGCTGTTGCGGCTCTTTTCGTTGATACGGTCCGCAAGTACGGGCGTATCACGCAGCATAGGTGACAGCTTTTCTTTTGAAAACTTCTCTGCCATGTCTATTGTCGGCTGTATAACCATAATCGGTGACGGGTCATAATGCACATAATATCCAATGGGGTTCAGCACCATTGCGTCTGTCTTTCCTACCTGTGCTGCCGACATAATCACAACTTTTTTTATTGTAATATCTGTTATGGCGTCCATAATCTCTTTTTGATACGGTGCCTTTGCCGTCTTCCAGCGTCCCGGTTCTGCGGAAGACCCGGCAGACAGTCTGCGGAACTTATCTGCCCACTGTGAAAGTGTCATTTCTGGTGGCGGTTGCAGCACTTTGAAAATCCGTGTGAACATATCAACTGTGTTTTTCTTCATTGTCTACACCGTACCCAAACACTGTCTGGAAGTCTGAAAGTTCTTCCAATACTTCATCAATGGCACTTTTCAGCAGCTTAAATATTTCTGTCTGGTCCTTTTTCTTTGATAGAATGGGGCTTAACTTTGCAGGTATAGCCATAAGCCTTGTTTTGAACCTAACAAGCGTGTCTGTCATTACCTGTTCCACATCCTCTGTGGTGTGTACCTCATTTCTGCGCAGCTGCAATTCCAGTTCTTGTGCTTCTCTTTTTGCTCTGACCAGCTTTGCACGTTCTGCGTTGTAATCTATTGCGCTTTCGCTTTCCGGGTTGTTCTTGCGCAAGTAATTTATATACTGGTGGTTTACGGTCTTCAAGTCGTACAGCCCCGGTCTGATTTCCGTTATAACCTTTTCGTCACGTAGCTGGCGCACTCTGCGTTCTGAAATATCCAGCCAAGCGGCAACCGCCTTTGAAGTGTACGCTTTCAAAACCGCACCCCCTTTCTTTTGTGTCCGAATTGGTCACATTTTTTCTTTTTTAACCCCTACCCCTTTATTTTTTTACCGGGTCGGAAGCAGAAATGAAATTTTCAAAATTATATCTGGGCAGGTTTTGGGCGTCGCCGTACCCGCAGTGCTTCCAGACCGCCGGAAGAACCTATTAAACGTCGTCCACAACGTCTGTAATTTCGTCGTTTTCGGTGCTTCCGTCCGGGTCAATCTCAAATTCTCCCGTTAGCTTCTGTTTGTTCAATTCAAGTTGCTTTTCTGCAAGCTGCAAGCGTCTGTCCTCTAACTCATACGCTTTGATACTGTCCAGCTGCTTGATGATACGCCCATGCAGCTTGTTTAGTTCGGCTTCCACTTTCATTGCTCTTTCAAATGGGCTGGACTTAATGACGGACTTCATGGCTGTTTTATATGTTTCACTCTTGCTGCCCTCTGGGTCTGCGCACTGCTGGTGTTCCATGCCGCAGTCCTCTTCCTGCTGTCTTTCCTCCATGCTCTTTGGTACAATCATGTGTACTATTTTATCTGTGTAAAAGCCGCCTGCTTCTGGGCTTTCATACTCTTTCAATAGGCTTTCCAGATAGGCTTTGCGCAGATACAGCGCTTGCAATTCCTCCATCATTTGTGACATTGCGGACGGTGTGCCCATGTTCTGTATGGCTGCCGCCTGCTCCGGGTCTATGTCTTCATATCCCGCCTGCGCAAATGCGCCATGCGTGACAGCGTTTTTATTGCCTTTTTTTGCTGGGGTTTTTCCGGCAGCATTTTTGTTGCCTTTTTGACCCCCTCTTTTTTTCGGCTTATTTTTCAGTGCTTCGTCCCAGCTGTCTTCTGACTTCCATTTTCTTATCCGCACTTCTGGCACCCCTGCCAGCTTCGCCAGTTCCGCTGTTTCAATCTTGCCGTCTGCGTCCAGATAGCGTTGCATTGACTTGTCCCGTTCCGGGTTCCGTGGTCTTCCCATCTTCTCACCTCTTTTCGTTCGTTTTCATTCTTTCCAACTCTTCCAGTTTACGGAAGTATAAAAAATTATGGGCTTTGTAAATTCAAAAAATCACCAAAGCCCACTATTGCCAACGTGCAAATATAACGACTTAAAGCCTGCTTCACTGGCTTAAATTATACCAGTAAAACGCAGGCAATGGCGGGCAATGATTGCTTATGCAATCCTCTGAAATTGTGAAATAATCTGGTTCTTTTCAAACCTCTGTGAAAGTGTTTCAAGTGCTGTATCTCTGATATTCTTACACTGTCTTTCACTGTATGAATTGCGTACCGCTACTTGTTCCCATTTGAGGTTGTGCATGTAAAAATCAAAAATAATGCGCTTTTCTTTCAGTTTCAGCCTTGAAACTTCCTGCAAAATCTGCGCCTTTAAGGCTTGCAACTGCTGCACCTTTGCTTCATACTCTCTGATTTCGCCGCTGACATAATCTGGAATATTAAGCGCCATATTTTCTGTTTGTCGTGATATATTATTTTTTCCTTTTGGTAGACCGTCGCATTGTATAGCGCCAATGGGATTGTAGTATTGGTCCGTTAAGTCACTTATAATCTTTCTGTATATACTCACCTCCCCGTCTATGTCTTTGTAATATTCCAGCAATTCAATAACCCTGCCTTTTTCCATTGCCTGCGCCATTTGCTTTTCCTCCATTCTTTGTTTTTGCCAGTCTTTCCCGGCTTCTATCCGTCTTGCACGTCAACTGCGTTTTCTCCTGCTGCCTGCTGCCGTTCTTTCTCTTCGTACCCCATACACTTCATGTATCTTTCCGGCTTTTTGCAGCTTTCATAGTGTTTGCAGTCAACGCAAACATTTTCTTTCATTTGTGCTTCCTCCGTGATATGTACCCTGCGCACTCCGGTTCCCCTCTCAATAACCGCATTGAACATGAACCGCCGCACTCATAGGCTTTTGAAATGTGCTTTGCGCATTTTGTATTTGCGCACTGGTTTCGGCAAAATACGGGCATATTGTCTGTGTTAAGCATTATTATTGGTCTTTCCATCTGCTGCACCTCCGTTTCTTCTCACGAACTGGAAGCACCACGCTTCATCACGCATGGTTTTTATTGTTCCGTCTTCGTCAATGTATACTGCGTCAATAAACTTCGGCTTTGGTGGTTCCCCCTCTTCTAACGGTCCTGCAAAATCAATCATAATTTGCAATACGTTGTATACTCTTTCGTTGATAATCATTCTATAATCTGTCATGTTTATTGGCATTTTCCGCACCTCCTATGCTGTTTCATGTAAAATTATCTTTCTGAACATACTTTCAAATATCGGAACTGCAATGCTGTTTCCAGCCTGCTTGTATAGCGCCATTCTGTATCTTCCAGAACGCTTCTGGACTGCTTTTGCCCTTTCATAGTCCTTGTCTGTATATCCTTGCAGGCGCCAGCACTCCCGTTCTGTTAAATATCTATAACGCCCGTTTCCGCAGTCAATCACCTGTGCTGGTGTTCTGTCCTGTCTGGTCGTGATTGTGTATGCAAAATCTTTTATTACTGTTGCTCTTCTTATGCCTTTTTCTCCAATCACACTGTACACACTCGGTTGCGTCACGTCATACACTGGTGGCACTTCGTCGTTGTTCAGAAGAAATTCTGATATATCTTTCATTGGCGTTCTGATTAAGTCTGAAAAGTCGAACTTTTCACCATTCAGCACCGATACCGTGAAAACCCTTTCCCGTGCCTGTGGCAATCCAAAGTCCCTTGCGTCTAATATTTGATAATTGCTTGTATATCCCAGCTTTTCCATTTCTGCTATGTATTGTTCAAAGTTCTTCTTGTTGTAGCCGTTTAATACATTTTTCACGTTTTCCCAGATAACATATTTTGGCTTCCATTCGCCCATATTTTGAATAATGTGTATTGTTTCCCACATCAGACTTGACCGGGTGCCGCTTCCTTTGTCTGCTCCTTTTCCTCTGTTTATCCTCCCTGCTTCCGCAGTTGCTTTTCCTTGATGTCCCGCAATACTCATATCTTGACACGGGCTGCCGTGTATCAGAATATCTGGTTTGAGGTTCCAGCCCACCACTGATTGTGTTTTATACTCTAATTCTTCCGCAAACATTGCATTGTATGACCTTACGGCGTTTTCGTCTATTTCCACATAGTCAATGGCTTTTGTTGGAATGTTCAAATTTCGCAAAGCACATCTGGGGGAACCAATTCCCCCAAATAGTTCTAAAATCTGTACCACGTCTACACCTCCTGCAACGCTATTACACAATAGCCCTCTTCAAGTGCGCTGCTGGTCGTGTCGTCGTCCATGCAGATAATTTTCATGTCTGCCGTGTTCCCGGTTGCTCTGCCCTCTGCAATCTCAATCAGCTTCACTGTGTCGCCCTCTCTGTAACCGTCATTTTTCAAAATCATGTATGGTCTTGTATGGTCGATTGCAACGGCTTTCATTTTGTCCGGTGATACTCTGATTGTTTTTTCTTTTCTTTCATCAGACGGCAAATGCTGCATTTTCTCTTCCTGCTGCATTTCACGCAGTTTCTTTTGTGTTTCCCGGTCAATAGCTGCCTGCTCTTCGTTGTATCTCTCGTCTTCTGGGCTTCTCTGCGGTTCTCATAAGCATTGCAGCTGGTCACGGTTGCTGTCTTGTCGTGGCAGTCTTCATAGTGCGTACAGCTGTAACAAAGTGACGTTATCTGCTCCGGCTGCGGGTCAACATATTCTGACTGCTGCCCTGCTTCGTCCTCTGTCCCCTCTGTGGCTTCTCCTGCTCCCTCTGTGGCTGTTTCTTCCTGCTGCTGGTCTGTTTCATTGCCTGCGGTGCTTTCCGTCGCTCCTGCGGCTTCCTGCTTCTCTTCCATCTGACTAATGTCCATCTGTCCCGGTATCTGCTGCGACGCTTCCCAGTTTTTCTTTAACTGCTTAATGTCTGATAATGTCAGCACTTCATTTTCCCGGAATACTTCTGCCGCCTGCTTCTGGTAATCTTCCGGCAGCCCGGACGCTTCATAAATGACAGATACAACAATTCTGTTTGCCTTAAATTCTGCCATCAACTCTGGAATGATATTGTTATAGATTGCTTTATATCTTCCAACCTGTGCCGGGGACGTTTCTATAATTTCTGCCAGCAAATCACGGGTTCTGCCCGGAATGTTCATGCTTTCTTTTAATTCCAGCACCAGTTTTTCTGTTTCCAGCGCTTCTGTCATACGCTCCCAGTCTGTCTTTTCACGGAAACGGTTTGCCATAATCAGCGCCAGTCTGTCCAGTATGGCGTTTTTCTTTGGCTTGATTAAGATTGGAACCCGTCTGAAACGCTCTTTCCCCTCGTCCACAAGCTGCATGACCGCCAGCCGTCTTCTGTGCCCTGCAATGATACGTCGCTTGCCGTCTTCCTCTTCATCAGTCACCAGAAGCGGTTGTAGCACTCCCAGAAGTTCAATAGACTGTTTTAAGTCCTGCACGTCCTCTACGCTGTAAAAGTTGCCTTTTGACGGTATAAGGTCGTAAATGTCAGCGGTGCTGCTCACGCCCTCTTCGGACGTGACAACCTCTGCGCCTGCTGCCGCCTGCTGCTGTTCTGTTTTCTGCTGCTCCCCAGCTTCCTTTGACCGCTGGTTTAATAACTCTGTCAAGTTGAATTTCTTTGCTGCTCCTGCCATTGTCTTTCCCTCCTAACGTGTCCGAATTGGTCACATTCTCAACCATTCTTCCACTAATGCTTTATAGTCGGCACTTGCGCCGCAGCGTGGGGAATATAAAATGATTGGCAATCTTTCAAATGTGCTGGGTTTCATTTTCGGTGTCTTTCTGATATGTGTATCAAACACCGGATATTCAAGCGTCTTCAAGAACTCTTCGCCCTGTGTGTCTGCTTCATTGGTTCTGTCGTACTGTGTCACAAAACAACCGCAGAAGCGCAACTGTGGGTTCAAATCCTCACGGGTGTTGTCAATTTGTTCTTTCAGTTCTGCCAGTCCGTCTATTGCAAAATCATCAATGGTGATAGGCACCATCACGTCATCAGAAGCCACCAGCGCATTTATGGTTGAAATGTTAATGTCCGGTGCGTTGTCAATAATGCAGTAGTCATATTCATTCTGTAAGCCGTCAAGAAACTTCTTGAAGCGTGTCTGCTGTGGTCTTGACTGGTCCAGCATGACTTCCAGATTGGCTGTAAGCAAATTCATGTTTGCTGTGATAATGTCCAGCCCGTCAAAGTCCGTGTGCTTGATAACCTCTGCCGGGTCAATGCCCCGCTGTGTCATTACCTCTGCCGTGCCCTTATGGTCATAGCTGTGGCGGTTTAAAATCTTGCTGGCGTTTCCCTGCTTGTCATTGTCAATCAATAAGACTTTGCAGCCTTTGACTGCTGCCAGAATGTGTGCCATATTTACGCTGGAAATGGTCTTTGCCACTCCCCCTTTGAGATTGATAATTGATAATGTTTTCATGTGGTATTCCTCCTTGTATCTGGTATGAATTTATAGTTGCTTTCCCAGTAATGCACGGGGCGGGACTTGAACCCGCACCCGGCAGCTTCGGTGGCTGCTGCGCTATCCATTGCGCCACCCGTGCTTCTAATTCTCTTTGTAGAAAAATCTTAGATACCAAAGTGTCATATTGCCGTCTTCTTTGTATTCCAACTGCATTGTTGCGCCCGTGTTCTTGCAAAATGTCTTTACCGGGTCTGCCGTCTTTAGTTCTTCCAGTCTTTTCATTCCTCTTTTATGCTGTTCTTCAAGCGTTCCGTTCTTTTCAAAATCTTCCTTGCAGCTTTTTAAACATGAATGTTTTTGGTCTTCTTCTCTTCGGTACTCTTTGTCAACCAATGTACCGTTGTCGTATGCTTCTACAATGTCAATCCAAGTTTGACGTGTACTACACTTTTCATCAGCCGCCCAGCTGCGCAGTGTGTTGATTTTCTTTCCCCAGTATTGCGCTGACTTTTTAGCTTCTTTCATTGTGTCTGCTGTATCTGCCAACTGCGCTTCTGCTCTTTTTATTCTTGCTTCATGGTCCATGGAAGAAAAGAAACAAATCGTTGCTGTTCCTAACCTCTGTTGTTTAGCGTTCATAACGCAAGTGTAATTCAGATTTTGTTTTTTAAGCTGTCTGCTCATTTTTTGGTATTCTTTTTTGATTTCCTGCAATGTCATTTTGTGTACCTCCGTTTGCTTTACTTCTTTAACTGTCTTTATTATATACTTACGGAAGTATAAAATCTATTGACATTCTGCACAATCTTACGGAAGTATATTTGTATATTTTGTATACTTCCGTAAGTATTTGTTATTATCTGCCACGGCGTTTCAGTTCGTCTGCAAATTCTCTGACTGGAACTTTCACGGTCAATGGTTCATACTTCCCGCAGCCGTCCAGTTCATACAAGAACTGTGTTTCACCTTTTTTCAGATAGTGAAGCGTCGCAATGTCTGTAACCTTATGCAGTGCAACTGCTGCCGTTGTAATCACCGTGCAACCCTGCGGCAGATAAAGTGCTTCTTTTGCTTCTCCGTCCTTTGATACCTTGATTGCTACCGTGTCCCCAATCTCTAACGGACACACCGCCTTGAAAAATTCTGCTTTCATTTCTCTTTGTCCTCCTGTTCGTGCTTCTCTCTGTTCTGTCTTCTTACCTCCCAGCCAACTTCTCTGACCACTACAAAGACCAGATATAAAATACCCAGCCCCACGCAGACCGCAAAGAATGTTACCAGTGCTTTTACAACCTCAATCAGAAATGCAATCATTGTTCTTGCCCTCCCTCGTTTTCTGTTTTGCCCAGCCAATAGCCCGGCTGCTTGCGTTTATCTGGTGTAGCTGGCGTATTCTTATGTTGTTTGTCTTCTCTTCTGCTTCTGCCTGCTGCCGTTCCAGCTGTCGGCGGTAAAGCAATTCTTTCCCGCTGTAATACTTCCGTTTCTTTTTCGCCATCTTTATTCCTCCTAAAAGTATTTACGCTGGTATCTGCTGCCTTTGCTGGCGCTCTGCTTTCTTCTCTGGCGCTGTTTCCGGCGTTTCTGAAACTTTGTGTCTTCTGCTGCTGCAACCTGCTTTTTGACCGCTTCATGGTCTATGTTGTCAACCTCTTCTTGCAGGACTTCCAGCACTTCAACTTCGCCGTCCTTGAAAGTGTATGTCATGCCGGGGTCGTATTCCTCGTTTTTCCAGTCGTTCTGGAACTTCTCAAAATCTCCCTTGTACCTGCTTTCTGCGTATGGGTGGTACTGTTCCGCTTCATACAGTGCCAGCATAACTTTTTCGTCGTCCTTTGCGTCCCAGTTGTAAAGGTGCCAGCTTTCATGGTTGTCCCAGTTCCACTTTGACAAATACAACACTATTCCGTCAAAGTAGTTGCCCTCACGCACCATGCCTTTCATTTGCTTGCAGGTGAAGCCCTGCCCCTTTAATTCCTCTTTGATTTTCTCATAGTCCCTGCCGCCAGTATGTAGCTTTGCTTTTACGATTAACGGCAAATACTGTGGCTGTTTATCTTCTTTTCCCATTGCTTGTCCTTTCCAGTCTGTCTGCAATCCTCAATATGCTTTCCATTGACTTTCTAATGTTTGCGTCTGTGCCCTCTGTGATTTTCAGCACGTCTGCTATGTCCCGCAGTTCTTGTGCCATTTCTTCTGTTTCCCCGGTCACAATGTCGTATTTATTGCGGCAGGCGGTGCAGACCTGCGAACCCTCCGGGATAACTTCACCGCATATCAAGCAGCGGTCAACGTCGTTCATTCTTCCCAGCTTTCATATTTCTTCACACGCCTTGTCAAGTTCTGCACCTGCTCAACAAGGTTTGCAACCTCATGTGGTGACAATCCGGTCTGCTCATAGTCATACAGCTTCTTTGCAGCTTGATTGACTGTGACGTGCGGTTTCAATATTGCTTTCTGTCCGTTCTGGCTGTATTCTGTCAGCGTCGTTCTTTTCTGCCGTTTCCGTGGCTCCTGCTGCTTAAATGCCCCGGCACGCTTCATGGTGCTGTAATATGGCACCGTCTTTTTCAATGTGTGGTCCATGTAGCCCATTACAATTCCACCTTTCTTCCCGTCTGCTCCATAACTCCCAGATAACCTGCTATTGTGTCCATTGCTTCTTCTGCGGACCAGCAAACCGCCGTTTCATATCCCTGCTGCCGCAGCTGTTCCAGCCACCAGTCCTGCTTCTCTGTGGTCTTGTTGTTCTGCCACTTCATTTCCACATACAGCCCGTGTTTGCCGTTTCTGGCTACTGGCAAGCATAAGTCCGGCACACCAGCTTTCACGCCCTGTCTTTTAAGGTTTGCCGCTTCCAGCTGGTTTCTGCTGCCGCCGTTCGGTATGTGGTGCAGCAAGTCCAATTCCGGGAAGTCCTTTGCGTAGAACCTCGCCCAGTTTATAACTCTTTCCTGCTCCGTCGCTTCACTGCGCTTTCTGTAATATGCTCTACTCATTGGCTTCTGTCCTTTCATCAAGGTGTGTTGCCATCATATCTGCAATGTGCAGCATGGCTGCAAGCCTGCTTTGTGCAAACGCATAATTCATATCATAGCTGCCGCCCTTAACTGCGTTGTCAAATGCTCCCATGTGCCACCGGATAGCCAGCACCTCTTCTTCTGTCAGATACATGAAACGCATAATCTGGATAATGGACTTTTCGCCGTGTCCAACCGGGAAATTGTTCGTATATTCCCAGTACTGCTTTTCTTTTGTGGTCTTATGTGGGCAGCAAGTTCCGGTTGTTTTTGGCTCGTAGGCGTCCGCTTTGCATGCATCATGCAGAAGCGCCACAACCGCTACTGTGTCCACTGTATATTCTGGGTACTGTCTGCCCTGTCTTTTGTCCTCTGTGTCTGCCAGCTGAACCAATCTGCGGTATACGTTGTTTGAATGTTCCACCAGACCGCCTGCGTATGCTCCGTGGTACTTTGCGCTTGCCGTGGCTGTGAAAAACCCTACTTCTTCCAGCCAGTCAAGCAGTTTGTCTTTTCCCGGTCTGTTTATGTACGAAAAGTAATTCTTGAACTTCTCAACCTCTGCAATTCTCTGTTCTTCATTCATTGTCCATTCCTCCTGTGGTTTCCTGCCTGCTGTTCACCAGATATATTTTGCCGTCTTTCTCATACAGCATGATTTTTCCTTTGACTGCTGCAAATGTCATTTCCGCTTTCATGCCCTCTGATATTCCGTATCTGTCGCCAATCAGAATGTATTTGCAGTTTTCAAGTATCTTCATTCCCGCTGCCATGCCCCGCACTCTTTCTTCTGGGTTGGTGTCGTCTGTGGCTTCCGTCAAGTACAAATGCACCGTGACTGGGATAAATCCGTTGTCAAGTGCTGCCCGTGTCAACTTCCGTGCATATTCCTTGTTGTGCTTTGTGTCGCCCCGGTACGGGCTACACACATATAACAAATCATTCAAGCGTTTTCACCTCTCAATCATCAAATTTCAATTCTTCTGCCGCTTCCGGCGGTTCTTCTTTTCTTTTCCATTCGTCAAGGTCAAGTAACTGCCCGCATTTACTGCAATAGTTGAAGTCATTTGACACATGGAAGTAATAGCCGTCTTCCCGGTCTTTCTTCATGTCCTTGTCGTATGCTGAAAACAAATGCTTTCCGCATACCGGGCAATAATAGCTGTTAAGATACCCCAGTTGTCCCGGCAATGTTGGGTATTCGCTTTTCTGGTGCTTTGGTTTCCTTGCTTTCCTTGCTGCCATGCTTTACCCCTCCGTTGCTGCTTTTATCAATCTTTGCTGTATTGCTTCAAAATCCAGCCGCAAGTCCCGCATATTCCAGTATGTGCCGCAGCCCGTGCATTGTTCGTCCGTGTATGTGTACGGGCAGGCTGTGCAAATGTCCGTTTCTTCCTGCAACGTCTTTGCGACTGCTGCCAGTTGAAAAGCTATGCCCCAGAATTTCTTCAAATCAATTTCTGAAATATCCACCGGGACTGCTGCCGCCTTTTCAATTTCTGCGTCGGTGATTTTGTATTTTTCTTTCAACGTGGTATACATCACCTGCGCTGTCTGCTGTTCACCGCCTATGCCACGTTCTGCCAGTGCTTTTATTTTCACCAGCTTTGCAATGATTTTCTGTCTATCTTCCATCAGTCTTCTTCCTCCGGTTCTCCTATCAGTGCCCGTGGCGGCTGGTTGCCGTCCATGAAGCCCGCAAAGAAAGCAGCCTTTTTCAACATTCTTTTTTCTTCGTCTGTTCTTTCCCGTTCTTCTCCCTTATGCTCTTGATAGCAACGGGCGTTTTCGTCCGGGAATAGGTTGTTTTTGAACTTAAAGCCTGCCATGAACGCTTCCATTTCCCGTTTTAGTTCCTCTTTGTAGAAATTGAAATACAGTGTGATTTCTGCTGCTTCAACCTCTGTGCAGTCGCAACCACGCTTTTTTCTGCGGCTATAACTTCCGGTGTATCTGTGATAGCTGGCACTTCCTGTCACCATGAAGAAAATCTGCGTCAGCAGGTCTTCTTCTAAATCGTTCTTGTAGCTGAACCAGTGCAGTGTCACTTTGTCCAGCGTTATTTCTTCGTCTTCAATTTCGTATCTGGCTTTTAATTCCTCATACATACGCATTGCGGTTTCTTTCTCTCCACCTACGCCACGTTCTGCAAGTTCTTTTATCTTTGCCAGCTTTGCTTTTATTTTGTCATATTGTATCTGGTCCATGTCTTTTACCTCACATACTGCCACGACTGCGGCGCCCGTTTTATTCCCAGTGCTTCAAGCGCCATTGGCTTTTCGTACTCTTTGACCGTGGAAACTTCCCAGCCATATACCTTGTTTCTGCTCCCTGCTGCATAATTGTGAATATCATGTGCAGGAACCTTGCTTTTTCTCTCTGCTTCTTCAAAGTTCTTGATTTCCAGAACTTCCGGGCAGATAAATTCACCAACTATTCCCACGCCGCCTGTGACATACACCAGCACCCGGAATGGTGCTTTGCATTGTGGCTTTGTCTTTCGCAGTTCCAGAACCTTTTCACCTGCTGCCATCTTCTGCCACCATTTCTGGTGCAGTGATAATATGACCATTGGCATTTCTTCCAGTTCTGGTGGTGCCCATTGCTGCTTCATGCTCTTTTCCTCCTAAATCTTCAATACTTGCCCCGGATATATCAAATCCGGGTTCTTAATGCCGTTTCTACGTGCCAGCGCATAGCAGGCAGCGCCTTTTCCGTAAAATCTCCATGCAATTTCCCAAAGATTGTCACCCTTTTGCACTGTGTATTCCGTTTCTTTCTGTGGTTCCTGCTCCTTTTTCTCTGGATTTACGCCGTAGTAGAACGGTTCTGCTATTGACCCGCAGTATTCACACCGCTTGCCCAGTTCAACTTCTGCACCACACCATTTGCACTTCATGCCCGTTACCTCTCAAACTCGCTCTTTAGTTCAATTCTGATATACAGAATGTGTTGCAGGTCTTCTACCCGGTATTGTGTGAATTGCTCAACTGGCACCTGCTCCGGCAGGCTATCTGTTTTCGCCCAGTCCCACATTTGTTCCGTGGCTCTGTATGTTTCCATGCCCAGTCCCATTTTCTTAATGCGTCGCTGCGGGTTTAATGTTCCATGCACTGCGTTTGCAGCATATCCACGGTATACAACCTGTCTGGCTGCGTTATATATCACCACTCTGTCACTGGGCGTCAGCTTGTCCATAATGTCGCCCAGTCTGATTTCATTTTCCATCACCATTCACCTCTCATTCTTCTTTCAATTCTTTCTTTCGCCTGCTGCACCTCTCTTGAATACTCTGTTTCTGTCAATCCTTTGTTCCATACGTGTTCATAAGCACCAGCAACACCGTAGTTGTAGGCTGTCAGCACTTCTGCTTCTGTGTCGAACCTCTCTTGCAGTTCTGCCAGATAATCTACACCGACAAGCACGTTGAAATATGGATTTTCCACATTATCAACATTCAGTCTGTGCATACGCTCTTTGTGCCACTTCGGTAATACCTGCATATATCCGGTTGACCCCTCTTTGCAGCTGGCGTCCCATCTGTACCCGCTTTCTATCTCGATAATTGCCAGTACCAGTGTGTATTCAACGCCATACTGCTTGCAGATTATGTATGTGTACTGCTGCATACATTCCGGTAAATACCCGCCGTTGTCTGCGTAGTCCTCTGGCACTTCATAGCGTGTCCAGCCGTCCAGTGCTTCCCCGTCCCAGTCAAGTGACATGAGGTTGAACGGGTACGCTTCCACTTCTTCTGTGGTGCTTTCTGTCGGCTGTGTGGTCTGTACTGGTTCCGGTGTGTTCTTCGGCAGTGTGTTTGCTGTCGGCTTTACTGCCGCACCTACCACAGCCACGCACACAATGAATACCAGCACGCCTGCTGCAATGTAATTTCCGTATGCCTTAATTGCTCTTTTTATCCTCTTACGCCTTAATATCCGGTGCAGCCTTGTTTTTCTTCCTGTTTCCACTTCGTTTTCCTCCTTGTCCTGCCTTTTTTGGCTCTTTTTTCCACATTTTCAAGTAAATATGCCACCCGGTCTGTTCATAAAAGACCGCTTCACATGACACAATGTTGTAATTGCTATATATCTTTCTGAACTCTTCCAGCCCTGCGTCCGGTGACTTTGCCAACTGTTCCACTTTTCTTTTGCTGTACTTAAAATCATTGCACTTTTCTTCCGGTGCGTTCAGATTTCGGCTGTACTTCCAGTGGTTCTGGTCACGCTGCTGCTTTTCCCCGCCGTCCTCTCTGGTTGTTTCCGGGCGGTCAAGGTTTCTGCTGCTGGAATAGCGTTTCTTTCCCTGCGGGTCCTTGACAATATACTTGCAAAGTCCCTCTATTCCGTTTTCATTCATTTGCAGGCGGTCTGCGTTCACCCAGCCCATCTGCTTTATACTGGCTCTGTATTCCGGGTCTTTTGTCCACATTAGTTCCACGTCGTCACGGTCAAGCCCACCATTCATAATGATGTGGTGATGTATACGCTTTAGGCACTGCCCGTCCTTGCTGTATTTGTATTCCGTGACAAGTATGTATTTCAAAGGGTCAAGCCCCAGTTTCTTTCTGCGGTATGCTATGCGCCGCAGGTAGTTTGTCACAATGTTTTCTGCTTCTTCTACTGTGCCCGGCAGGTTCTCTTCACTGTATGTGCAGGACGTGTGCAGGTCCCCTATTTTGAAATTGCCATTGCCCAACTGTACCAGATAGCGTTTGGCGTTCTTGTCGTTAAGGTCTTTTTGCTTTGGGGCATTGACTTTTCTTTTCTTACCCCTCTTCCCTCTGGCTGCCTGCTCTGCTGCTTCTGTTCGTGGTATTATGTCCACTTCTCTATAATTGGCACAGTCTGTCTTCTTCTCTCTGATAAACACCACTGCACTTCCTTTTCTGTCTGATACCTTTTTCAGCGTATAAGGGTACACCAGAAGTGGGGTGGTTCTATCCTCCATCAATCCTGTTTATTATCCATACAGCGTATATATAAATTTATATATTTCGTAGGAATGTTAATACCCCATACAAGCCCGTTTAGCAGGGATAAAACCCGCTATTTTCAAGGACTTTTCAGCCCTAAAATGTTTGACTTGTAACCGCCAATATGGTATAATAAACGTGTATTGAATTATTAACATATTGACTTTTGAAAAGCCTTTGATTTTGTGTTTCCGGCACAGCTTCAAAGGCTTTTTGCTTGCCATTTTTACAATGCTCTATACAACTCTTTGCGGCTCTCACCGCACCAGATTTTCTTCCCATCTTCCGTCTGTACGGTCACTATTCCGTCCCTAAATCTGTACCCGGCAATTATCTTGCCCCGGTGCCATTTACCGTCAAAATAGATTTCCGCTGGTTGTCCCTCGACGTATGGGAAATTATCTGCGCTCATTCGTCCTGCGCTCCTGCGTGTGCTTTCGCACCCGCTTTCAGTAAATCAGTTACCAGTTCCCAGCTTTCCAAGAATAAAGCGGAACGCAAGGACACATTGTTGCTGACGCCAGAACGGGCGTCGTTCAAGTTCAGCGCACCAGCACCACCGTAGGAAGTGTTGTTGAAACTCGAACCCCGGATAGGCACGGCTTCTTCAAGTTCACTGTCTGCCCATATTCCGGCTGTTTCGTTCTTCCAGTCGTGCGGTACAATTCCCAGCTTGTACGCAATTTCCGGCACGTCTTCCAACTCTTCCAGCTGCAATTCTGCAATGTGGCAGCCGTCCCAGTCCTTTTCTATCTTTTCTGCGGTTGACATAACCACGCCGCCGTCACTGCTGCCATACAGCTTCAATGGCTTTCCGTTTACCTCTGCAACGGTCCAGTCCGGGGCTTCGTCCTTGTAGCCCTCAACTGCTGCGTTATTGTCCTTTGTGTACTCCACAACGCCTTTGTGCAGGCGTAAGCCCGTTACAAATTCCCAGAAGTTGCCGCAGATACCGAACACGCCGCCTGCGGTTCCGTCATGTGACCATGTAAGCGGGTCACACCCTGTCAGTGTTCTTCCGGCGCTGTCGTATACAACGCCCTTTTCCTGCGGGTTGTCTGTATTGCTTCCGTGGTTCGTGTTACCGCCTATTGTGCGCCCCATTTCTTCTGCTTCATGCAGCAAGTAGACAAATTCTGTGTTTGTCATAAGGTGCCAGCCCTCACCCTTTCTGGCGCAGGCTGCCGCCGCTTCATCAAGTGTGATTGTGTGGCGTGGCTGCTGGTACGGCAGGGACACTGCAACGTCACCGCCCATGCTCTTCATTGTTGTATTGTGGTACTGTGAAATCAGAATTGCCGGAACAATCTTGTTTCTGATTTTGAACATTTCCGGCACGTCCTCCGGGTTGTACGTCCCCGGCTCCATGTAAAACATGGTCATGTAGTTTGGCAGTCCCAGTCTGTCTTTGACAATGACCGCTTTTTTCTTCACAAATTCTTTCATTTGCGCTTTTCCTCCTTGTATCTGGTATGATTTATCTTGAATAGCTTTTCGCTACTATTCACATTTTGACTATTGAAAAACCTTTGCTTTTCGCCCAGCGCCTATGCTGACCGCTGCTTTTTCTCTTCCGGCTCCGGCTGCTTCACAGTCACGGTGACTTTTACGCCCTCCCGCTGTGAAATAATCATTGCCAAAGTGTCAAAGAAGCGCTGGGCATTGAATGTTCCTTGCACTTCCATTCCTGCCACCTCCTATGCCGTCTGTGGCTGCGGTGTGGTTCTCTGGCGCTCCTGCTGAATACCCAGCATATAGCCCAAAATGAACATCTGATTGTCGCCATTTAACTTCTGGAACTCCTGTGCGGTCTTCTCAATCATTTCTTTTTTCTTATCTTCCATTGCAACTGCTGCCATGCTCGTTTCCTCCTTTTCTGTGTTGTGGTCCTCTGCTATAATTGGATTGTCAGCCAGTGCAGGGCTGGCAATCCATAGCAAAGGTGGTGTGTAATATGTCTAACAATCCTTTGATTTCCCCAGACTTTGAAGACCGTCTGGACACTGACGGAACATATTTGCAGAACTGCTGCAATATTGAAATCTGTTCTGCCCGTGATATTAGAAATCATGGTTGCTTGCTTGGGTCTTCTGCCCCTCGCTGCTCTTATGAAGAAAAGCAGTT